AAGGAACGCAAACGATTCATTGCGGATTTGGCGGCGGCAATCATGGACCAAATTGAAACCATGAACCAAAATTGATTCATGGATGATTTCACCAAAACATTCATCATCATCCCGGAATCAATCCAACGCATCCGGGAAATTGATTGGCCGCACCGCGCTATTTGGGGCATCATCCACGCGTTTTCGCACAATGGCGGGACGTGCTGGTTATCCGTTGACCAAATCGCCGAACGCATCCACCGCAAACGCCGGCAAACATCATCCATGATTCAAAAATTGATTGACCTTGAATTGATTGAGGTTGTTTCATACAATGGTCACCGCCGCATGTTGCGGACCACGGGCAAATTTGAGGTTCCCGAACATGCGCGGAATTCCGCACATGTGCAATCCGCCGCGCATCAGACAAGCGGAAAACCGCGCACAAGACAAGCGGAAAACCGCGCACCAGTTGAGCGGAATTCCGCGCACATAGAAAATAGTTTAAGAAAAAAAACAGAACAAAATTCAAATCCGGACGAAAAAAAATTGGTTCCCAAAAAATCCATGGCAAAATCAACCGGCGCATCCGGGCAAAAACCGGAATCAATTGAAGCATGCCGGGCATATTTCGCTGAATTGAATTCCAATGACGCGGACGCGTTTTTTGATTATTGGGAATCGGTCGGTTGGAAACGGCGAACGGGCAAAATCGTTTGTTGGAAATCAACCGCGCGGAATTGGGTACGTCGAAGCAAAAACACACCAAATGCACAAGTTGACAAAAACAAACCATTCGACGCGGGAAATGCGTTCCAATGGGCCACGAAATGAAATAATTGCCGCCCGGCGCGAACGCCAAACGGCACAATTGGAAATTTTGAAAAATGGCGTTGCCGATGTCATCGCGAATCAATCGCCAAAATCATTGTTTGATGCTGGTTTGCCAATTACGGCCGGATTGAGCATTGACCGCGCCGCAACAAAAATGATTTTGTTGGCCGAACTGGTCCGGACATGGCGCGCCGTTCGTTTGCCGGATTCGCGTTCATGGCAAAATCAAGACGATTTGCAAACGGCAATTGATGACGTGGTTGAATTGTTCCCAACGTTGAAAATTGAGGAATTCGCGCGCGTGATGACGATGATTCGGCGCGGTGAAATTACCATGTATGGCCGATTTGATACGCCGTCACTCATCGCCGCGTTGCGTGATTATGAATCGCAATACTCCACCACGTTTCGCGAAAATGCGCACCACGAACGCGCCCACAACGAATTGAAAACGCAAACCAGCGACCGACCATCACCGGCCGATGTCAAACGATTTTCGGAATTTGTGAAATCGTTGGATTTGCCACGGCCCAAAAAAACCATTGCGGAATTGGGCGGTTCAATTCAATTGTCCGAATCGGAAATGTTGGCCATCACCAAACCATTCAACCATGAAACAAAAGACACCACAACGGAAACGGATTGATTCGTTGCCGAACTACGAAAAACCATTTTCGCGCGTGGCGGAAATTCGGCGCGGTGATGAATTCACACCAGCCGAACGGGAACAAATCGCATCAAACATCATTGCATTCATTGTGGCGGCGCAAATGGAAACCACGCGCAATCAATTTGGCGTGATGGTGGTTGAACACAAGCCAATGACCTTTGAACAAATGCATTGGTTGGGCGCGGTTCATGACGATGTTTTGGGCCGAATCAATCACGCATAAAAAACAAACCATGCCGTCAATCAATCGCAAGGCAACGCCCAATCCATGGTCATCACATGGCAAATCCGACCGGCCAACGCCACAAGACAAACGATATTTCACGGCCGCGTGGAAACGTGCGCGTGATGGCTTCAAACGAAAACATCCAACGTGCAATGAATGCGGTGATTGGGCCAATGTGGTTGACCACATCACGCCCGTTCGCGCTGGTGGTGAATTTTGGGATTCGTCCAATTGGCAATCACTTTGTACGTCATGCCACAACCGAAAATCCGCATTGGAACGCATCCAATATCAGTCAAACAACAACACCAAATCGTGACCGGGTATGGGGTCCGGAAAACCATTTGGCGTTCCCGGTCCATCGCCGCCGTTTAAGGGGGCGAACAAATGTTGTCCCAAACCAAAAGGGGAACCGGCCCGAAATGGTCATTTTGTATTGAAATAAACCGAACATGAATGCAAAACAAAAACGTATGACCGGCCAATTATTGGCCGATTATGAATCGCGAACGGAAATCACGCCCGGCGTTCGGGAATTGATTTCAACGTTGGCATGTGTCATCATCGAAGAAACGGACCTGCAAACGTTCGTGAACAAAAATGGCACAACGTATCAAGTTCGCGGCAAATCCGGCGACATGTATTCGCGCGCGTGGCCGGAATGGCAACAATTGAAGGAAACGCGTTTAAGAAAACAAGCATTGGTACAATACATTGAACGCAAAATTGCCGGCACCGATGACACGGATGAATTGACCGAACTTTTGTCCCGGCGCGATGGGTGATGAACTGAAAAACGATGTGGCGCACCAGTACGCGCGGGACGTGGTTTCGGGCAAAATCATCGCCGGGAAATATTGCCGCGCGGCATGCCAAAGGTATTTGCGCGATTTGGACGAATGCGAGGAACGCGGCATTGTGTTCAAACCGAATGTGGCGCGCGCCTACATGGATTTTTTCACGAAATTTTTGCGGCATACCATGGGCGCGTTTGCGAATGAACCATTCGTTCCGTTGCCATGGCAACAATTCGTTTTGTGGAACTTGTATGGCTGGTTTCGGGACGATGGAACGCGCCGGTTCAATTACGCATATCTTGCGGTTGGCCGGAAAAACGGGAAAACAACGTTGTTGGCCGGAATGGCGTTGGCCGGACTGGTGATGGACATGGAACACGCCGCCGAAATTTACTTTGCCGCCACGAAACGCGAACAAGCGAAAATCGGATTCAACGAAACGTTCCGAATGGCAACGGCACAAACGCCGTTGCGAAAATATTTGGAACCGCGAAAACATGACATTTTGTTTCCAAAAATCAATGCGCGGTTGACGTATTTGAGCGCGGACAAACAAACCATGGACGGCACAAACCCACATTTGGCCATCGTGGATGAATACCATGCCCACGCCACCGATGAGGTTTCGAACGTGTTGCGTTCGGGCATGCAATCCCGGAAAAATCCGTTGCACGTCACAATCACCACCGCCGGATTCAACATTGGCGGCCCGTGTCACGAAATGCAAAAATCCGTCAAACAAATTTTGGACGGAATCAAACACGATGATTCCCAATTTGCCATCATTTACGAATTGGACGCGGACGATGATTGGGCGGATGAATCGGTTTGGGCAAAGGCAAATCCAAGTTTGGGCGAAACGATTTCAACGAAATTGTTGCGAAACCAGTTCCAGCAAGCGCGAAATATGGGCGGTTCGCGCATCACGGAATTCAAAACCAAACATTGCAATTTGTGGGTGCAATCTTCGAAAACTTGGATTGAATCGGACGTGTTTGATGCATGCGTGGACACCGCCACGCCGGATTTGACCGGTGCGGAATGTTGGGCCGGTTTGGACCTTGCTTCGGTTTCCGACATGACGGCATTGATGTTGGTTTTTCCGATTGATGACACATTGGTTGTTCGAGGTCATTATTTCATGCCTTCGGACGCAATCAACCGCGCGTTGCAAGCCGATTCCGGCCACATTTACGGCCAATTCCAGCAATTGCCGAACATGCATGTGACGGATGGAAACGTGACCGATTATCAGTCAATCCGGCGCATTTTGTCCGGCGTTTATGCCACGCCAACCGGACCGGAATTTGACGAATCGTGTTTGATGGCCCGTCACGATGTGAAATGCGTGGCGTTTGACCGCTACAATTCAACCCAAATTGCCATTGATTTGACGGATGATGGATGCCCGGTTGTTCCCTACGGACAAGGGTTCATCAGCATGTCACCACCGGCAAAGGAATTGGAAATTTTGATTCGAACCGGCCGGTTGAAATTTGATGGTGACCCGGTTTTGAAATGGGCGTTGCAAAATGTGGAATTGCGCGTTGACCCGGCCGGAAACATTAAACCGGACAAACAAAAATCCGGCGGAAAAATTGACCCAATTGTTGCGTTGTGCATGGCCATTGGTGAGCGCATGAAACGCATGGCGCAACCACAATTGACCGATGACATGTTCACCATCGTTTCGTTGTGAAAATGACTAAATTGCACCATGAACCGAATTCAAAAATTGGCGAATGCCGTTCGTTCACGGACCGGTTGGTTCAACCCAAACACCATTGCGGCGGAAATGGGAATTTTCCCAATGTCCACCGCCGGCGTTAACGTCAACGAACAAACGGCATTGTCATTGGCGGCCGTTTATGCTTGCACATACCGCATCGCGTCAACCATTGCGTCATTGGGCGTGAACGTGTATGAGCGCACCGGAAACCGCGTGGCACCATTGCCGGACCATCCAACCAATTTGTTGATTTCGGACCAGCCCAACCCGGAACAAACCGCGTTTGAATTTTGGGAAACGTTCATTGCAATGGCGGTCATCAATGGATTGGCATTTGCACACATCGAACGCGCCACGAATGGACGGCCAACCGCGTTGCGTTTGGTTCATCGTGATGACGTGGAATCGAAGCACACCAGCGAAGGCGAATTATTTTACCAAATTCGCGGTTTTGGGGCCGTTTTGCCCGAAAACATGTTGGTTGTGGGCAACATGCACCGCAAATCGCCGATTCGCCTACATGCGGAAAATTTGGGCGTTTCAATGGCGGCCCAAAATTTCGGTGCCAACTATTTTGCCAACGGCGGTCAATTGACCGGCGTGATTTCGTCGGACCAGCCGATGACCAACGAACAAAGGGAAAAATTGGTTGAATTGTGGCGGCGTGAAACGAATGGCGGTCCAAAAACGATTTTGTTGCCGTTCGGCGTTCGTCACAATCGCATTGCCATCACGGCCGATGAGGCCCAATTTATACAAACCCGGAAATTGGGCAACCGCGAAATTTGCACCATTTTCAGCGTTCCGGCGGCCATGGTTGGCGTTGACGCGGACCAAACTTATAACAACGTTGAACAACAACAAATCATGTTCCGCAATCATACAATTGTGCCATGGGTGCGGCGGATTGAGGCGGAAATTAACCGAAAATTGATTTTTTCGTTTGAACGGCCGCAAATTTATTCCCGGCATGATTTGGGCGAATTGACGCGTGGCGATTTGAAAACGCGCGCGGAATATTTCACGGCCATGTTGGCCGCCGGCGTGATGAACCGAAACGAGGTGCGCGCAACGGAAAACATGAATCCAATTGACGGCAACGGCGGCGAAATTCACACGTTGCAAATCAATCAAATTGATTTGGAATCGTTTGAAGATTATTCGCGCAAAATGTCCGAAAACAACATTCAATGAATCAGGAAAACGAAACGAATGCGCATGAATTGACATTGCGCGCAATGCATGGCGACGATGTGGAAACGCGCGTGGCCAAAATCCACGCCATCGAACGCGGTGAATCCGGCGAAATGGTGGTTGAAGGCATCGCGGTTGTATTTGATACCATCACCGACATTGGACCATTTAGGGAACGCATCGCGCGTGATGCGTTTGATGGCGCGTTGAACGATGACGTGCGATTTCTCATCAATCATCAGGGATTGCCATTGGCGCGGACCAGCAATGGCACCATGACCATTGAAAAACGCGATGATGGATTGTACATGCGCGCCACGTTGGCAAACACCGAACGCGGCCGTGAAATTTACCAATTGATTCAACGCGGTGACATTGACCAAATGTCATTTGCCGCAAAGGTTGAACGCGATGGTTGGCAACCCGACGAAAACGGCGTTCGCGTGGTTTCGCGCGTGAAATCTTTGCACGATTTGAGCGCGGTTACCTACGGCGCGTACCCTACAACATCCATTCACGTTCGTTCATTTTTCGAGGCCCAAAACGCGCCCACGGATGAATCAACGGAACCGGAAACCAGCACCAGCGACACCACCAAAACCATTGAACGTGAACATGCCGCCGAACCGGCGGAAAATCATAAATTGCAAACCAAACCATTTGAACAAATGAATTTGAATGAATTGAAGGCGGTTCGGGAAAAATACTTTGC